AAGGCATGAACGCATTTGTGCAAACTATCTCGCAGACCCCAACAACGAAGCAGAAAAACTCGGCACCCCTGGAACCTTCGTGGATGATGATGGCACCGTGTACGAGTTAGGGGACGGAGAATGAAAGTCCCTATCTGCTGGGAATGTAGAGATTCAAGTGGCCTTGAGGAAACCGCTGTAGACGGTAAGCCAATCATGGTCTGCTCCTACTGTGGCAACAAGGCTTCATCTGTGGAAGAAACCCGGTTACACAATGGCAACCTACCTACTAACGACCCCATGAAGGTGTTAGGGGACTTTCATTCTGCAAGCAGTTACGCCATCCGGGCATTCACAACCCCGCTTGGCAAAGTCAGGATGAATGTTTCTACGAATTCAAACTTCTGCCATTCGGTAACGGCGGATGGTGTGGTTTCAAAGAGTATCAAACGGTACGTAGATAGTGACTGGAGTTCTGAGGCGTTCTCATCCGTGCTGGCAGAGTACCCCGAGAATATGGCGGGTGTCTTCCAAACCCTGGCGATTGTTTCCAAGATCGTGGGCGAGTTGCAGAGAACCGTAAACCCTGTAGTGGAGTTGGATTTGGACGCAGAATAGATGCCCAAACGGTTCATACTGTCTGAGAAAGCATACGCTGCTCTACGGACAAAGGTCTACCAACGCGATAGCTTCAAGTGCCGTAGATGCGGGGCTAGTAACGTGTCGGCACATCATATTTGGTGGAGGTCAGCAGGAGGGCCGGATACAAGCGGAAATCTGGCATCACTCTGCGATACCTGCCACAAGATGGTTCATGGGCTAATCAAGGGCAGATATTTACAAATCCTGGCAAAATCTGGTGACCCCAATGAGATCCCAGATGCGGACAAGGGACTTAAATTCACGATTCATAACAAGCCTCAGAGGAGAAACAAGTGGACAACGTAACTAATACCAGCCCCTTTGCAAGTCATTGGGCAGCAGAACCCAAAGACGGTCCCAACCCTCTCTACCACAATGGTGTCAAGGTTGGTACATACGAGTCGGGAGTAGGTAGCCCCATCGGCATCCTTTCGGGACTTGATGGTAAATCCTACAAGTCGTGGAAGGAAGTCATTGATGCCAACAGCACGTTCTTTGCGCCGAGTGGCGTTGTTGAAGGCTATGATTTGGACACATCCTTTAACCCCGAGGACTTCAATGATCTGCCCCGTGACACGCCGATGTGCAATGGTGACTGCCCTGAGTGCCGTGAGGAAGCCGCTGATGACGCTGTGTTTGTCAGTGTGAACTCTGACGGTCGAATCTTTGTGCAGATTGACGACGACATGAGCATCGTGTTGACGGCAGACGAAGCCGCATCGCTCATCGCCAAGTTGGAATGGGCTGTTGAAGGTGTAAGCGCACTGGAGGTTATCTGATGGCTGCTCGTAAACGCAAGAAGATCGAAGGCGCATCCCGCAATATCTACATTGTCACCTACACGCGGGACACAGCCAACGGCACCAAGGAATTTGAAAATCAGTATGCAGCCGATGTTTACGCCACAGCAGAACTAATGGCGCAGGACATTGACTACATTTACACAAGCCAGATCATCTCCATTAAGAGAACCGACCAGCGTGTGACCTACGCATTCCCAGTAGTCTAAGGAGATAACTTGCTTCGGCCTTACCAAAGTGACTGCGTGAACGCAAGTTTGTCCCGCAGAGCAGCGGGGGTAAAGCGGCAACTCATTAGCTTGTTCACGAGCGGGGGTAAGACGGTGATCTTCGCCAACCTACCCCAATATATGCCCGTGGACAAGCGGATGATGATGGTTGTCCACACTGATGAACTTGTTCGCCAAGCAGTAAAAAATATCAAGCACTGGAACCCTGGTCTGGAAGTTGGTGTTGAGAAAGCAGAGCAGTACGCTGGGGATGAGCGCGTGGTGGTTGCAAGTATCCAGACCTTGGGCACGGAGGCTGGATACAAGCGGTTAGCAAGGTTCAATCCCAACGACTTCTATTTCTTGATTATTGACGAAGCGCACCACGCGACCGCCGTGACGTACAAGAATGTTATCAGGCACTTCGGTCTATTCGAGTCTGCCCCATACACTACATTGTGTGGGTTTACAGCAACACCCAATCGTGGGGACGGGCAGGCGCTTGGGCAGGTATTCGATGAAACCGTGTTTGAGTATGGCATCCAAGACGGTTTACGGGATGGATGGCTGGTTGACCCTATCGGCATCCGTATCCGTCTCGACGCCGATATCAGCAAGGTCGGGACCAAGAAAGGTGACTTCGACAAGGACCAACTTGCGGCTGCCGTAAACACTCCTGCGTGTAATGAAGAAATGGTTAGACGCTGGATGGAAGAAGCGTGGCCCCGCCGTACCATTGGATTCACCGTAAATGTAAAGCACGCGGAAGACATGGCAGTGGTGTTCCAGCGCCAAGGGATTGCTGCACAAGCCATCTCGGGCAAGGATTCGCGGGATGTTCAGAGGCAGAAGATCGCTGCATTTGCATCCGGTGAAATCATGGTGCTGCTCAATTGCCAGCTAATGATTGAGGGTGTAGACATTTGGCAGATTGAGTGTGTACTGGATGCTGCGCCTTGCAAGAGCCAAGGCAAGGTAGTTCAGAAGTATGGTAGAGGTTTCAGATTGCAGGAAGGCATCTGGAACATGAATGAGTACCGAGCACAAGGGCTGCTCAAAGACGAAGACAAAAGTGACTGCCTCATTATGGATGGTGCGTGCAACACAGGCAAGCACTCACTTGTAACCCTGTCTACGCTGTTCGGGCTTGGGGCAGATTTGGACCTCAAGGGGCGGTCGGTGCGGGTTGCGGCCAAGGCGATTGAGGATGTACAGAGACAGTATCCCAACCTGGATATGTCGAAGCTCAAGGACATCACTCAGATCAAATCATACATTGAGTCGGCTAATCTGTGGGCTGTTCGCTTTGCAGAAGATGTGATGGACTTCAGTAAACTCCAGTGGCATTCTCCTGCACCCAAGACGTACAGGTTGCTTCTGCCCAAGGGGGAACAAGTCGTAGTCACAGAGGATCTGACCGGGAAATACACTGTGGCTGGGGTTGTTAACACTGAGCGGTTTGAAGAAAGAAACATCAAGTCGTTGGCAGAAGCCATTAGGTTCGCAGACAGAACCGTGAGTACCAAGGGGAAGGAAATTCTCACATTGCTGCGCCGAGAGAGCAAATGGCATTCAGAGCCGGTAAGCGACGGGCAGCGTGCTTTGCTCAAGAAGCTGAAGGTGCCTGATGCCGCTGTAGCCAAGATGAATAAGGGCGATGCGGCCAAGCTGATTACTTCCAGGTTTGGTAACAAGCAGCCATAACGGATATACTATATCTAAGGATGTGATAGTGGAACCAACTAAAGCGGAACTCTACTGTGCTACTAAGGGTTGGACATACGGCATAAACGGGAATCAGCTAGTTCTACAGGCGTGCCCATTCTGCGGTCGGGACAAATTCTATATCAACAAGGACAACTTCCTCTGGGACTGCAAGAGTGGCAACTGTGGCAAGAAGGGCAACGAAAAGACCCTGAAATATGCACTCGGGGATGCCATTGAAGGGATCGAATCGCAGCACGATAATGTACAAGCAGCAAACAAGCCTGCCCCGCTGCCGGATGTAGAAGCCGCCCACGACTGGTTGCTACAGAACGACAAGTTGATGAACTTCCTGAATGATGACCGGGGCTGGTCGGAAGCCACAGTTCGCAAGATGAAGCTGGGGTTGGGCACCAAGTGGATTCACAGCGTTAAGCAGATGGTGCCGTGCCTGATGTACCCATACTTTGCGGGCGAGCATTGTGTATTTGTCAAGTATAGGACATTACCCCCAGCGGAGAAGGACTTTGCCGCCACAGGTGGGCGAGAGAACGGGTTGTACAACCAGAATGCAGTGAAGAAGGACATGGAGTATTTGCTGCTCGTAGAGGGTGAGGCCGATACCATCTCCGTGATTGAGCAGGGCGAGTTAAACGTAGCTGGGATTCCAGGCTGCGAGTCCAAGAAGGTGACGTTTGATCATTTGCTGACCCTGCCCAAGAAGAAGTATCTGCTATTCGACAATGACGCTGCTGGTCAACACGGGGCAGAAGAATTTGCAAACAGGTTCGGGGTCTCGGAGTTTTACAACATCGTGCTCCCCGAGTTTGACTTGTCGGAGCCGGTTGGGGACAGGACCAAGGGCAAGGATATTTCAGAATGGCTTCTTGAAGGCTACACATTGGCAGACCTCAAGGTGCTCATGGATCAAGCCACTCCGTTTGAGATGGAAGGCGTCTCAGGGATGGCGGGGGCACTTGAAGACTGCATCAAGGAGATGGAAGAAAAGGGGAACTCTGACCCCAGGTACAACTCTCCGTGGCCCAGCTTGAACCGTTGCATGGGCGGTATGGAAGACGGGGATCTCGTCATTATCCAAGCGGCCCAGAAATGCGGGAAGACGACCATGGCGCTCAATTGGGTTGACTACCTTGTGACACAGTTTGGCGTGAATTGCTTCGTGGAATGCCTGGAAATGAGCCAAGCACGGTTGGCCCGCAAGTGGGCATCCTTTGTAACCAAGACGGATGACACACCGGGCCGCAGTGAATTGACGGCAGCCAAAATCAGGGAAGCCATCACAATTAGCCGTGACCGGCCCAATGAAATCCTGTTTGGTTACACAACCCTGAAAAGGGAGGAAGATGCCTTTGAGCGCATCCGTAAGGCGGTCAGGAGGTACGGAGTCAAGGTTGTGGTGTTCGACAACCTGCAATTCCTCGTTGATGTGACCCTGACCAAGAGCCAAGCCGGGAATCGAGTTTCTTACATGAGCCAGTTGACCAAGAAATTTAAGTCGCTGGCAATGGAACTCAAAATCGTAATCCTGCTGATTGCGCAGACCAAGCGGCTGGATGAAGACACGGTAGCAACAAGCAACAGCTTGGAGGGTAGTTCTGCCCCAGCGAATGATTGCGACACGATGTTGGTTATGAATCGCAGCAAGGAAGCCAATGTCAGGAAGAAGTCGGAATTGTCCATGATGGGGAATATGCAGACCAGCGAGAACTACGCGCCGGAACTCTACATCAAGACAGATCTCAGCAGGTTTGCACCGGGTGGTTGGGCCACATTACACATGCAGGGTGAAATGAGTTGGATTCGGGAGCGGACTACGGACGAAGAAGGCAAGAGCGGCCCCAAGGACACGGCAAACGGTATTCCATTTGAAAAGCAAGCGGCTGTGGTTGTAGTTGCCGCAGAGGAAGGGGTTCAGGCTATATGAGCAAACTGTATGCAATGTGGGTTCTTTGGCGGAACGGCTACTGTACCAAGCATTTGGTGCCGAAGCAGCGCGGTATGCGGGGTGTGGGTTGGTGCAAATTGTGCAACAACGAGTTCATGGCGCGGAAAGACCAAGGCATCGAGAAAGCAAAGAAGAGGCTGGGGGTTGAGGGAACGACATGAGTGAAGTAGTAAAGATTGAGGTAGCCCACATCTTGGACGACGGGACAACGGGGCTTAGTATTAGCGAACACGGCGGGTTTGAGATGCTGCCATACACTAACCCGAACGTTCTACGGTTTTCGAGAGCGCGGGATGCCGCGAGCTTCAAGGTGTTCATGTACAACCACGATAATGGGTCATTGGCGCAAAAGGTGCGACCCGTGGAACATAGTTGGGGGTGATTAGTGGCTAACATCTACCCGGATGCTCTCCTGGACGCCCAAGGAGCGATTGTCTGCACTCAGACGGGTGTAGACCTGCCAAATTACTCCGGGGCTGTCCTAGCCGTCTTCAAGGGGCAGCCATGGGTACTGTGGTTGTCCCTCAACCCAGACGGTACACGAAAGTGGGATGTCATAACCCAAGGGAGTCAGCTTGTGATGGCGGATATCGACGCATTTCTGAAAACCCGTGTCACAAATGGTGGTTCAGATATCACATTTACAAAATAAGCAAAATAATGGTTGACTCCAGCCTGTCCCTGTGTAAATATGGGACATCGGCAAAATTGAAAGAGGCAAATTTCTAATGAAGTTCCCAATCCTGTACCATACCGCGAAAACCGGAGCCACCCATCAGTGGGAGGTTGAATCCATTGGCGACCAAATTGTAGTCAAGCATGGGCAGGTTGGAGGGGTACAAACGACTGCAACCACGGTCGCTACCCCGAAGAACATTGGCAGGTCCAATGAAACCACAGGATCGCAGCAAGCCGAAATCGAGGCTGCTGCCCTCCACAAGTACAAGCTGGACCGTACCTACAGCCTGACTCCATCGGAGGCCAAGGACGTGGTTTTGCTGCCCATGTTGGCCCATCCAATGGCAAAGTATGAGCACAAGATTACCTACCCTGTTTCAGTGCAGCCCAAGTTGGATGGTTGCTTTACCTACCACTCATCAATTGTGACCGAAAACGGCCATCAGCCAATCGGTAAAATTGTCGAGGAAAAGATACCCTGCAAGGTGCTGTCCTGGAACGAGGATAATGGGGTGTTTGAGTTTAAATGCGTTCTCAACTATTTTAACAATGGGGCCGCGCCGCAGGACGATTGGTGTGAGATCAAACTAGAGAATAACCGGCGAATTAAGACGACATGGAACCATCAATTTCTCACAAACAAGGGGTGGGTAAAAGCGCGGGATCTCAACGCCGATGAACACAGGATTGCGTCGAACACCGCAGACTCAAGGGTGATGGGCCTACTGATGGGTACCCTGTTGGGAGACGCCAATTTATCTTTTGATAAACGCCACAAGGATATATCCCCTAGATTGACGTTCGGCCACGCCTCAAGGGAATTGCTCGAACACAAAGTTAAGGTGATGGGCATTGCGGGAAACATCTCTGAAGAAACATCTGGGTACGGCAGCAAAATATACCGCTTCTGCTCCTCAAATCACATCGACGCAAACCTCGATGTTTTTTACCACACGTCCCCGAGTTCCGCAAAGTGGGGAACTCGCCGCCCGGTTACACAGGCCATGCTGCACAATTATCTGAGCCGTGAGGGACTATCGCTTTGGATTGCCGATGACGGGACTTTGCGTAGCAACAACGGAAACAAAGAGACACCAATCCTTCAAATTGCTACTCATTCTCAATCTGACGAGGAAGTAAAGGAAATCGTGGGCTACTTTACTTCATCCTGGGGAGTAACCCCTACGCCTATCAAGGATAAGCGGGTCGAAACGGGAGGTGGTTGGTTTCTGAATTTTAAGACATCAGACACCGTTCTTCTTCTCAGCCGTTTAAGAGAGGTTGTTTGGGAAGGCGCAGAATACAAATTCTTCTTTCGTCCCGAAGCATACGTTCAGCCTACTGTCGATGTACTCACATACCAGTTGTTCAAAATTCATCGGTGCCGTAAGTCTCTACCGATCACAAAGTATGACATTGAGGTAGAGGGTAATCACAATTACGTGGTTAATGGGGTAATTGCACATAATTGCCGGGCGCTCGCAAGGTGGAATCCAGAAGGCACGAAGGTCATCCTGACTTCACGCGGCGGCAAGGAATGGAAAGTCACCCAGCACATCAACGAGGCGCTGGAAGCCATTCTGCCCAAGGACGCTGTGTTTGATGGCGAGATTTACCTACACGGCAAGACGTTCCAGTGGATCACAGCCAGGACCAAGAAGAAACAGTCTGGGACCGAGTTGCTTGAGTACCATGTCTACGATATGCCGGAAGTCGGTGGGCAGGATGACTTGCCGTGGCAAGAGCGGATGGTGGCTCTCTACGGCGTGTACAACACGGTTGGTTGGGCGGGTTCAATCACGCCGGTCAAGGCCGTCCCCACATCCGGGGCAGGGACGCCACAAGTCGTCAAGGCATTGCACGACCAGTACATCAAGGACGGCTACGAAGGTGCAATCGTCCGCACCCTGGACGGCTTGTACGAATATGGGTTCCGTTCACAGGGGTTACTCAAGCTCAAGCAGTTCGATGACGCTGAGTTTACCATCGTGGGGTACAAGAGCGGAGAAGGCATCGAATCGGATCTTGTCATCTGGCGTTGCAAGAATGACGTAAACGATTTGGAGTTCGACACCCGCCCCAAGGGAACCCATGACGACCGAAAGAAGCTGCTCTTGAACGCTACTACATTTTATGGGCAGAAACTTCGGGTCAAATACTTCGGGCGTTGTGATGGTACGGATTTGCCAAGGTTCCCAATCGGGGAAGGCGTGAGACTACCGGAGGACATGGATTGATGGACACATGGACAGCCTACGAAACCAACTGGCCCCACCCTCCACCGGGTGATTGGTTCTGTATAGGGCTAATTTTTCGGGAGTTCTCGTGCAGGCTTGAGTTTGAGCTATTCCGCTTGAGACACCCAAGGTTCAAAGGATGAAACTAACCGAACTCAAAAGAATGGTAACAATCTGGGCAGAGCGTTTGCAGGTCCAGGATTGGACCCTGAAAGTGAGATTCGCTCGCCCTGATGAAGTTGAAAGCGGTTGGGGTTTCTGTTACCCCAACGCGCACACGAGGGAAGCGGAGATTGTCATTGTAAACCCCGCAGATTATGCGGAGGAAGATCGAAAAGATGCCACTAAGGATGTAGAGGTTTTTGCCGTTCACGAACTCTCACACCTTCATTTCGCACCCTTCGCTACTCAAGAAGGATCTGCCCTGGAAACGTTGGAAGAAACAATTATCTCCACAATCAGTAGGTTGTTGGTTGCAATCGACCGGAAAGATGAAGCCGTACTTGGGCGCAGGTTGTCAAAGCGTGCTGCCCTCAATCCTCCAAAGACCAAGCTGCACCCACCCACGATTCAAGAAAAGGACACACAAATTGTCAATCCTGAAGACTAGCCTTGTCGCTGAAACCATTGAGCCAACTGTCGCACTCACTCTCCAAGAAGACGGAGAAGGTAACATCATCCTCGTGGGCACGTCTGAGGATGGGGAGCAAGCAAGTTTGTTGACCATTGATTCCGAAGGTGTCGTTGTATTGCACGCCGGTATCCCCTACGCGCTGGGATTCAATTTGGATGCAGATGGCCGCTTGTTGGCCTTTCGGGAGGATGTCAGCTAATTCATGGTGGTTAAACGGACAAGGAAAAAGAAAGTACCCAAGATTAAGCCCCTGAAGTCGCCAATCGAAGCAGCAAAGGCAGCAAAGGCTAGAGAACGGCGGCTTCAGGTCATATTTAATACATGCTCAACCGAATATGAAAAGGTGTTGGTATATCAGAATCGGGCCTGCGGGGTTACCAAGCTGCCTACAAGCCAGCTATATTTAGACCACGATCACGTCTCGGGTTTGCTCAGAGGGCTGCTATCCTACAAAATTAACAAAGGGCTGGCTTACTTCAATGATGACCCCAACCTACTGAGGAATGCTGCGGACTACTTGGAAAATCCGCCTTATTCAGCAGCCGTGGGTGAAGATGTCTATGGTATGTTGGGCAGGGTCACTACCAAGCCCAAGAATCGTAAGTACGGGCCACTTGGGACCAAAGAGCCGCAACCGCGCAAGAAGTCGTAACCGATACTACATCATATAGGAGTACGTAGATGAGTGAAGCAGTTGACCACCCGGCACATTACGGGGGCAAGGACAACCCATACGAAGCCATCAAGGTAATAGAGGCGTGGCAGTTGGGGTTCAACCTTGGTAATGCTGTGAAATACATTAGCCGCGCTGGAAAGAAGGGCGCGGCACTCGAAGACCTCAAGAAAGCGGCGTGGTATTTGAACCGCGAGATCCAGGGCAGAGAAACGGAATGACGACCTTACGACAGCGGAGCACACAAGCGTTCGATGAATTGATGCCCCTGCTCCAAGAATTTGTTTACAGCCCTGATGACACAGGGAAGCCCAGTGCGCGGGATGCGTTCACAAGTGTAGTCCCTCAGTACCAAACCGCAGCGGCTAGTGCAGGTAGCTTGCAGGCAATGGCCTATCGGGAGATGGGCGGGAAGGCAACCAACACCCGCAATCCATTTAGAAGCCAGCCCACAATGAGTGACTTGCGGATTGATGTTGAGCTTGCTGCCCGAAAGGTGTTGACCCCGGCAGAGAACCGTTACTTTCTACAGCATTACCTACAAGAGTTCCTAAGTATTGCAGATGCTAACGACCCCACCGACTGGGAATTAGGTGCAGACAAGTACATGGTCGCTTTCCTGGATACCTTTGATTACCGAGATAGGGACGCAGTACAAGCCTATGACTCGGGGATTAGGGAAAAGTTGGGGTCTGCTTTTATCAAGACTGGGTTGTTCCCCCTGAGTTCGTATTTTGAGAGCCGGGATTGCCGGATTAAAAGAGAGAAGGTCTGACCATGAACTACGGTAACAAGTTCCTTCAGATTTACATTACAGCCGCACTATTGCCGGTCATTCTGGGGTACGCGGCATTGTGCGCGGTGCTGTACGGTATTGCTGCGATCACTGAGGAAATCGAGGACGTGTGGGGCATGAACCAGTGAGCGCCTGGACAGGACGGATTCACACCTTCTCAGGCAAGCGGTTTGCACCACTCAACCCCGACCCTGATGACATCTGCATAGAAGACATTGCCCACAGCTTGTCACAACAATGCAGGTTCACGGGCCACACAAGGAAGCCGTACTCGATTGCACAGCATTCCTACTTGGTTAGTGTCAACTGCGCCTCTGAAGACGCTCTGTGGGGCTTGATGCACGACGCAAGTGAAGCCTACCTGTGTGATATTGCAAGCCCTGTGAAACACAGCGATGAAATGGGCGGGTATCGGTTGGCAGAACTAAACCTAATGGAAGTTATTTGCCACAAGTACGGTCTGCCCCTGGATATGCCGGAAAGTGTCAAGGTTGCAGATCGCCGGATGCTGATTACAGAAGCACGGGATTTGATGCCTCCTGCTGATTGGTATGAGTTGGCAGACTGTTACGGCTTTACTGTCTTCCCTTGGTCGGCTGTGTTCAGTGAGCGCAAGTTTTTAGAGAGATATGAGGAGTTGACGAGTGGCAAGTAATGCAGCGCGTGCAAAGGCGAAGGCCAAGCAGGAAGAGTTGGAAGCGGACCCGGATTATGTAGCGCCTGTTGTTGAAGGCGACAAGCATAAGTTGGTGGAAGCGGCCATCAAGTCCATTAAGAAGGATGGGGGCTGTGCGTTTGAGCGGATGAAGGACAAGTCCAAGGAACTGCACCCGGTTCTACCCACTGGGATATTTGGGCTTGACCATCACATCATCGGGTCCGGTGGATTCCCTCGCGGGAAGATTGTTGAGTTGTTTGGTGCCCCAAGCGCGGGCAAAGGCACGCTCCTGTCCCAGTTGATCGCCAATACGCAGAAGGTGAACCCAAGCGCGGACATTGCTTACGTAGATGCGGAGGCGGCGTTTGACCACAGCTACGCGGCTGCTCTTGGAGTAGACACGGACAATCTGCTGATTGCAGAGCCAAATTATGGAGAGCAGGCGTTGCAAGCTGCCCTAGATGTTATAGAGACGGGCGGGATGACCCTAGTTGTCATTGACTCCGTGGCCGCGCTAGTGCCCCGCGCAGAACTCGAAGGAGAGATCGAAGACGCCCACATGGGGCTTCAGGCACGCATGATTGGTAAGGCGTTGCGCAAGATGACTGGGATTGCCAGCAAGACGGGAACCTGTGTGGTGTTTGTCAACCAGTTGCGGGCGACCATGAACGCATCCTTCGGCCCCAAGTCGGATACGCCCGGTGGGAGGGCACTCAAGTTTTACTCCAGTGTGCGCCTGAGCGTAGACAGGATTCAGCAGTACAAGGAGAAGGACAAAGAAGTTGGCAGTGTGACCAAGGTTCAGGCCAAGAAGAATAAGACCTTTCGACCCTTCCTGGAAATGGACATGAACCTCATGTTTGCAGAGCCGGGGCAGCAGCCGGGGTTTGACAGCACAATGAGCCTCGTGGATCTCGCTATCAAGCATGGTATCTGGGTCAAGGATGGCAGCAAGTACGTGTTGGTGTCTACGGGCGAGTTGGTTATGGGTAAGGTCAATCTGCGGGATGGGTTGAATGATAACAAGAACTTGAAGAAGATCACGGCTGAAGCAACCCTAGTGGCTATGAACAAGACTCCTGGATATATCAAGAGGGCGCTGCGTGGGTAAGAGACTGAGACTAATTGTTGGTTGTGAGTACAGTGGCAGGGTGCGGCAGGCGTTCAGAGAGAGAGGACACGACGCTTGGAGTTGTGACTTCCTACCATCTGAAGACAATAGCCCGTTCCACATTCAGGGGGATGTACTAGAGCACCTTGACGACGACTGGGATATGGGAATTTTCCACCCAACCTGCACATACAACAACCTTGCGGGAATTCAGTGGATGTACCATCCCAAGGATTCTCACTTGCTACCCGAGGAACGCAGGAGGCACCCAAAGTACCCCAACCGGATGATTGACTTCAAAAGGGAGACTGAATTCTTCCTCAAGTTGAAGAACTGCAAGATTCCGAAGACGTGTATTGAGAACTCCCAGCCTCACGGATTGGCAATGTCGGTGGTTGGTAAGTATACCCAGAAGGTGCAGCCGTGGATGTTTGGTGACCCATTCAAGAAGGGCGCTTGCCTGTGGTTGAAGAATCTGCCCAAGTTGGCGGCTACGGCCATTGTGCCGGTGCATCTGCGGAAAGCTGAGTGTCACTTGGCATCACCTGGTCCCAACCGCTGGAAAGAGCGGAGCAGGACTTATGAAGGAATTGCTACTGCGTTTGCTACACAGTGGGCTTAACCGATAGTACATAGCGAAGGAGACATTATTACCTGCATAGTCGGCTGTGTCAAAGACGGTGTAGTAACGATTGGTGCAGACTCCCTGGGAGTTGCAGGGCTGTCCAAAACTACCCGCAATGATGTCAAGGTGTTCCATCGCGGCCCTTTCGTGATTGGGTTTACTTCTTCCTTCAGGATGGGGCAGGTATTGCAGTACAGCCTCAAGACCCCGCACCACCCTGACGGCATGGATGACCACGAATACATGGTGACACTGTTTGTAGACAGTGTGAGGGAGTGCTTCAAGGCTGCTGGTATCGCACGCAAGGCGGATGACATTGAAAGCTGTGGCAGTTTCCTAGTCGGTTATAGGGGCAAACTGTACCACGTAGAAAGTGACTACCAAGTAGGCGAGAGTGTTGACGCCTATAGTGCGGTTGGTTGTGGTACAGACCTTGCATTGGGCAGCATGTACACAACTGAATGGGACGACCGCACGGCGGAAAGCAGGATCACGATTGCCCTTGACGCAGCCTCAAACTTTTCAGCCGGGGTAGGCGGTCCCTACCATTTTGTATCCTCGGAGGATAAATGATTCACATACACATCCCCTTTAGCTTATCAGCAGAAACAATCTTCCTGATTCGCGCAGGTATCCTAGCGGTTTCTACCGCAGTGCTTGCAGTCAGGTGGAACCGCTGGACAATTCGCAGGATGCTCAAGGAGGAATTCGTTCGCCAACTCTTTCTGATGGAGATGGGAACCGTGCCTGAGAAGTACAGGGAGCGTAACAAAAAGTGGTGGAGGAGAGGCCAGTGAACCCCAAGATCCTGCCCACAGTCATGGTAGTGCTGTCTGTCCTTGCTTCCGCGTGCTACTTCTACACCAAAGACGTTAGGCACGGTATCTACTGGCTTGCGTCTGCCGTACTCATTGCGTCCGTTACGTACTGAAACCCTTACCCCATACATAGATAGGAATACAGATTTGAATTGGTCTAACTTAGGCAAGATTGTCTTTCGTAGGACATACAGCCGCGTGCAGGGTGATGGAACAAACGAGTCGCTTAGGCAAGCGGCAGAGCGGGTCATTGCAGGAAATGTCAAAGGATTGAATGTACCGGAATCTGAGCAGAAGGAACTCCTGCGGCTGCTCATGGAGAACAAGGCCGGTCCCGCTGGAAGGGGATGGTGGTTTTCAGGAGCGGAAGCACAAGACAAGATTGGTGGGGCTGCATTAAACAACTGCTGGTACCTCAATGCAGCAGAGTGGCAGAACTACATCATCGCCCAAGACCTCTTGATGCTGGGTGGCGGGGTGGGCCTGAGTGTCGAACACAGGTTTGTGAGCAAGCTGCCCAAGATTAAAAAGGGCGTTGTCATTGTTCACAAGTTGACGAAGGACGCTGACTTCATCGTACCGGATAGCCGCGAAGGGTGGAACGAACTCATCTACCGTGTGCTTGAATCTTACTTCGTTACCGGCAAGGGGTTCACGTACTCCACGATTTGTGTGCGCGGAGCAGGGGAAGCCATTGTTGGGTTCGGCGGTGTGTCATCCGGTCCCTTGGACCTCACCAAACTCGTAGCAACCTTGGGGACAATTCTGAACCCTCGTGGTGGTAAGAGTGTACGACCCCTGGATGCTGCCGACATCATCTGTGCTATCGGGGAGATGGTAGTGTCTGGGAACGTCAGGCGCTCTGCCATCCTGATTCTTGGGGATGCTTGGGACAAGGATTACCTCAAGGCCAAGCGTTGGGATCTCGGCGTACTGCCTTCTTATCGAGGCAAAGCCAACTTCTCAGTCGTGTGCGACGACATTGATGACGTTCACCCGTTGTTCTGGAAGACATACGAAGAAGGCGAACCATTCGGCATCCTTAACCGTAGCAACATACAGAAGTATGGTCGCATGGGAGAACTCAAGGCAGACAAGGCGGAAGGGGCAAATCCTTGTCAGCCAGCATGGGCTACCGTGCTCACTCCTGAAGGTATCCGGCAGTTCAAAGATATTGACGCGGGAAGCACGATCTGGTCTGGTAGCAAGTGGACAAAGGTTGTAAAGAAGTGGAGCACGGGGCAGAAGCCGGTTCGCGCCTTTGCAACCAGAGCGGGCACCTTTTATGGGACTGGTAATCATAAGGTTGTCAGCAATGGGGCCAAGGTTGAAGCCTATGACGCGGTGACTATTGATACCGTCCAGGGTCCAAGTAGATTCTCCCTTAACCGATATGCCATGGACGTTATGGACGGATTGGTTATCGGTGATGGGACTGTCCACGAGGCATCAGGTAACTTGGTCGGCCTTGATATTGGTGTGAATGATGGGGATTACCACACGAGTGAGATACGTACCTTGATTGGCCGTGCGCGTCCAGGCGTGAGTGAACACTTTTGGGAGATTACGACTACGGTTACACACGATGAACTCCCGAGAACATTCCTGCGCGAAGTTCCCGAACGGTTCAAGCAAGGGGACGAAGCAACTGTTTGTGGGTTCCTGCGTGGTTTGTTCTCTGCCAACGGTTCTATTGCTGGTGGGCGGGTAACGCTGAAGCAGTCAAGTTTCAAGATGATCGAAGATGTTCAGCAAATGCTCTCGGGAATCGGCATTAGGTCGTATTACACATGCAACAAGGGTAAGGCAGTTAAGTTCTCGAACGGGACATACCAGTGTAAGGATTCATTCGACCTCAACATCCTCACCGACCGTGTAGCCTTTGCAGAGCGTATCGGGTTCCTTCAAGGGTACAAGAACGCTGCACTCGCTAAGGCCATCGCTTCAGGCCAGCAGATTGAGAAGAAAACACCCAAGAGCAGTTACGAAGTCAAGGAGGTTACATCTCTAGGTGTGCAGGAAGTGTTCGACATTATGGTTGAGGACGAAGCGCACACGTACTGGACGGGTGGCCTACTTGTTTCCAACTGTGTCGAGGCTACCCTAGAGCATGGCGAACCCTGCAATCTAACTGAGCAAGCACTTTGCAACCTGAATGGCCCGCAAGAGTTCTTCGGGGCGAGCCGGTTGATGCACAGGTGGGCAAAGCGGGTAACTATGGCTCGCTACCATCACAAGGTGTCTGCCGATGTAGTTGCACGCAATAGGCGCACGGGTGCTGGTATCACGGGCATCTTGAACTCGCCTTTGTACACGCCTGACATCCTGGATGAAGCCTACAAGCAAATCCAGATGGAGGACATTGCATACTCTGCACAGTTGGGGGTTCCTCTTAGTGTTCGCACTACAGTAGTCAAGCCGAGCGGCACACGTTCCAAGGTCATGGATTGTGGGGGCTACGAAGGCGCACACGCGCCCCTGAGCCGCTACATGATCCAGCGGATTAGGTTTGCTGCTAGTGACTCGCTGGTACCCCTCCTGAGAGCCGCAGGACACCATGTAGAGTTTGACATCAAACTAGACGGCAAGAGGGATCACAGCACGGTCGTAGCTGAGTTCTACGTTGCTGCCCCTGTGGGTTATCCAGTTGTGGACGAAGGCTGGGATACCTGGAAGCAGTTGGATACCTTGAAGCTGCTGCAAAAGCATTGGGCAGACCAAGCCGTGTCGGTCACGGTTTACTACAAGAAGGAAGAGATCCCGCAGATTAGGGCATGGCTGGCTGACAACCTGCAATACATCAAGTCCATTAGCTTCCTGCTGGAGACAGGACACGGGTTCAAACTCGCACCCAAGGAAGCCATCACCCGTGAAGAGTATGACCGCCTAAGCAAAAATATCAAGCCCATTGCTCTGGATGATATATCGGATGGAGAGATGGAAAGCCAGGAGTGCGCGGGAGGGTTATGCCCAATCAAGTAAGCAAGCACAAAGATCACTGGGTGGGCGGAAAATGCGCCTGCCCTCTCGATGGTAAGTGTATCGAGTGCGGCAAACCTTGTAACGACCATGACCTTGTGGCCGACTACCATTGGTGCAACGAATGTATCAACCGTGCATTGGACAACGATGCAACTGGGTTCAAAGGAGAATGATGACTAAGTACGTGCTGGGATTTATGTTTGATGGTGATCGTGTTGCGCTTATTAGAAAGAACCGCCCCAAGTGGCAGAATGGGTTGCTCAACGGTGTCGGTGGGCATGTAGACGCAGACGAAGATGATATATGTGCTATGACGCGGGAATTCTGGGAAGAGACAGGGATGCGAACTAGGCCGGGTAGTTGGAAACCATTTGCCACTCTAAAGGGGGATGGGTTCGATGTTCGGCTTTTTGTTGCGGCAGGAGATGTGGCCTCACTCAAGACAACGACGGATGAAGCTATCGTGGTCATTCCCTACAAGGAAATTAGTGAGCAGAATGCTGTGTCGAACCTCGTGTTCTTGCTGCCCATGGCTAAACGGCGGTTGGACGGGAAGCTTGAGTACCTAGGTATTACGGAGATAAACTAGGTGCTTAGAATCCTATTCACAGACGGCTCAAAGAGAGAAATCGACGCAGACGATTTTATGTGCCCGGAGAAGATAACGCTGTTTCGCAAGAGGAACCCCAAGGGGGAAGATGGTCGCCCACCTGAGACCCGCTTTCGGGTTGTGGAGCAAATCAAGACTGTCCGCATCAGGGACATCCAGGAAATCAGAAAGTAAAAAGTAGCAAAATAAAGGTTGTTTTAATCCTAGACAGGGTGTAGTATCAAAACATCGACCGGAGGACACAGCATGAGCATTGCATCTCGATTCGCAGCCATCAAAACCGCATGGGCTGGGTTTGTCAAGCGCAACGTTGTTGACGACAACCCATTTACGTACCAAGAAGAGGTTACAGCTTGGGCGCAACGGGATGCTGCATTGGTCCCAGCATTGGCACGCCCCTATACCATCCAAGGCAGGTTCCTGGAGTTTCACGCAGCCAACCCGCAGGTTTACGAGAATTTGGTTGAATTGGCGTATGCTGCCAAGGATGCAGGGTTCAAGTGCTACTCCATCAACTCCCTTGTGGAACGGCTTCGCTGGCACTACAACATTGATATCCGCACGGATGGGTTCAAGATTGACAACTCCTTTCGCGCAAACTATTCAAGGCTGATTATGCAGCAGGAACCGGGGCTGGCCGGATTTTTCCATACCAGAATTCAGACTGCGGCTTAACCGATACACCATGGATGATAATTATGAAGCGGCAGAGCCTAAAGAAACTGCTCAAACTTGTTAACAAATCGTTGGCCTATGAGTCGGCTAGGGCAGTCCGACCCGCTGGCCTTCTCTATGTAACGCGCACAGATTTGTTGACATTGGCGGCTGGGAACATCCAGGACGCTATAGATATCAAAAGGGAGAAGCGGTGAACGAGAACCTTACTTACAGCAAAAACGGCCTGCACTTGACCGAAGGGTTTGAAGGCTGCCGTCTCACGGCGTACAAAGATGTAGCGGGAGTCTGGACCTGCGGTTACGGCCACACTGGCCCCGATGTTCACATGGGGCAGACCATTACCCCGGAACAAGCGGCTGCATTCTTGATGCAGGATATCCAAGTGGCTGCCAAAGCTGTCAAGCGGTTGGTCACTGTACCCGTGTCACAGAATGTTTTTGATAGTTTGGTTGATTTCACATTCAACTGCGGACAAGGCAACATGGCTCACTCCACTCTGTTACGCATGGTAAACACAGGGGATCTCAAAGCCGCTGCCAATGAGTTTGAGAAGTGGGATAAAGCAGGCGGCAAGGTGGTAGCAGGTTTGCTCCGTCGCAGACAAGCAGAGGAGGCCGAGTTCAATGGGTAAGGATGAAACGTATGTACGGAGTGTGTGGGAGCGTGTTGATTTCTTCTTAGCGAGTAAAGACTTTAATCAGCCTCAAGCGGTTATCTGGGTTGGTGATGACGCCCATAGATTTCCAGATTACGCCGCAGCCGCCGAGTTCACCCGCGAGCACGAAGAGAAGGTGAGGCTGTTGCGGCGGGATATCAGGTGGGTTCATAGAGCAGCGTCGCCTGAATGGGAAGACATCATTACAGAGGGTGATGATGTTTACAACGTAAAGGAAGAAGTACGAGATGCGTGTAGTCAGGCTCGCGTCCTCTCCCTGCTTACATCCGAACTCACCCGCCTCACTACCGGCATGAAGGACACGTTCAATGGGTAAGCCACAGACCAAATTGAGTTGGATCAACCGGGGCGCTGCCGAGAAGATCAACTGCTTACAACTCCACAGGCAGACCAAAGACCGGCTTATGACTTCTGCCATCACCATCAAGGTTGCTGCTAGTGAAAGCACTCCAGATGGCATGGCACTCAGGGGGGCTATCATATCTGTTCCTTGTGTGGACCGGCCCTTGAGCAACTACTGTGAAGAACCATGGGACGATTTCTGCGTCTATATTACCTACACATACGATGGCTATTCCCCCTATGACCTGCTGACTCGTGGTGAGTTTATTGTCCAGACGCTCGATATTTGGGAATCTATGTACGCAAGGTTGGAAAAGTTGAACCCCACGGTGGCTGCGGAGATCCAAGTTGCATCCGCCTACCTCCGTAGTTGCTACCTCTTGCCCGAGCTTATAGACATGCAGAGCACGATAAACGAGATTGACGAGATTGTAGTTCCAATCGGGGGTACGCCCATTGCGTAAACCCAAACACCCCAGTCTTACGATGACACAAACTAGCCTGGAGACATTGGGGCGCGAATGGCAGACCCGGCTCAACCTCAACAACTGGAGTATCGTCTTCCACCTTGTTGACCAAGATGCAATTGAGGAGTGCTACGGAACTAACAACTACTTTTCTCCAGCCTTGCGGTCGGATGTCAGCATTTTGGACCCCGCTGACAACACATCGGACAATCCTGGAGACCCCGTGTATATCCCAGAGGTCACGCTTGTTCACGAGTTGCTGCACCTGACTGTGAGCCAGTTGGACCCAAGCCAAGAGTTGCTGCACATTACTGAGCAAACTATCGAGACATTGGCTGTGGCTCTTGTGTCCGCGAAGTATGGGCAGGTATGTGTCAGAGAGTTCTATCCATTTTACGAAAGTTAACCCAAAATACGAGGAGATTCAAATGGCGAAGTTTGTTATGGAAAACGACGAGGTTGAAATCACTCCGATTAAGTTCAAGGCTGGAGTTGACGCATACGGAGATTTTGTTGTCCGCGCGAATGATATTGACCTGTTTTACATCGACGCCGCCACAGGGACGTTCGTGTTCTACTGCCTTGGGGATTCGGAGATATCTGAACTGACTAATGCTGGTTTACATTTCAACGAGCGTAGTGAACTGGTAGTGACGCCGTGATTGCCCTCGCCCTGCTGTTCCTATTCATCCCCAGACAGGCGGCTCCTCCTGCACAACACGCAGAGACAGTTTTGGTGCAGCCTGCTCCAAGTCCCCACGACCTCACCCTGTACAACCAACGGGGTGAGCAAGTCGCCAAGTGTCAGATTGTGGATGACGGGCAAACCATTAAGGACTGCAAGATCCAGACGGGGTACACCTTGGATGACGTGTTCACAGCTTGGGCAGACGCTCTCAAGCTACTGGAGAGTGAAGTACCGGACAAGGGGAAGGGACAATAAATGACTACGTACAAGGGCAGAGCAGTGCATTCAATTGGACCGAATGGGTGGTGTTTTCTGTTTCCCATATGTCCTATTTGCAAAGTCAATGACGGCTTCCACTCCTATGGTAAAGACGAAGACTGCCCCTGCTTCAAAGGCTGTCGCCTCTGCCTGAAGTGCTGTGAAGTCCTATTTAAGTTCACGTCGGTTTCCCGAGGGGCTAAACTTCGGAGGCAAATCGGGGCGCATGTAAGGCGTGTAAGAAAAGCGCACAGAGTGGCATACCTATGAGAACGATCATTGCGGGTAGTCGTGGAATCACGAAGATGAAGTTCGTCCAAGACGCTATGAACGAAGCATGGGAGCAAGAAGGCATCTCGGCAACCTCTATCGTGTCTGGTACAGCAGCAGGGGTAGACACACTTGCAATCAAATTTGCAGACGCCTACAACCTACCTTGTGCCAAGTTTCCCGCAGACTGGAACACACATGGAAAATCTGCGGGTTACAAGCGGAATGTAGTGATGGCGGAGAATGCAGACGCATTGGTTGCTATTTGGGATGGCGAGTCTAGGGGCACCCAACACATGATCAACATTGCTAGGGCTAGGGGGTTGAAGGTCTACGTCAAGACGGTTTGAGGTAGACAGCAACCTCTATCCGTGTTCTACTTTGAGTCCAAGGGAGAACACCTATGAGCGTTGACACCATCCTGGAAGCAATCGATGCCAAAATTGGCACCCTTCAGCAAGTCCGCAATTTACTCACGGGCGGGTCGATGAAGGCATTCACGTCATTCAAATCACCTGCCCATAATGGCGGGAACGGCTTTGTCCGCTCCTTGGTTACGAGCAGCAAACGACGAGGCACGATGTCTCCTGAAGCCAGAAAGCGAATCGGGGAGGCTACCCGCAAGCGGTGGGCAGAGCGGAAGAGACTCGCGGCTGCATCTGCGGTAGGTGCGGCTGCAAAAGTGACAGCGGCTAAACGCAATGGCAGCAAGGCAAAGAAGACGGCTGCAAAGAAGTCACCATCTGTTGTGACCCCAAGCTAGATCCCCACAAGCAAGACCCGAGACCCCTTCCGAAAGGTTGGGGTCTTTTTGTGCATATTAAGCAAATAAATTGTTGACAGAATCGGCCAAGGCGCGTAGTATCGGGATTGTTGAAGGAGCTTGACATGAATGGCACTAAACTGAAGGCGCTGGGAGTCACCATGTCCCGCCTTTTAAACCAAGCCGGTATATTCGCGGCTGCGCTTGTTGTGCGACACGGCTGGAGGGTGATGTGAAGGATGTAAAGCAGTGCTAATCGTCGGAGACATCCACGGCAAGACCAACAGCTACCTCAAGCTGCTTGAACACTACAAGGAGCCTAGTGTCCAGATTGGGGACTTCGGGGCGGGGTTCGTACCCATTCCTGTCCTGCCCCAAGATGCTTGGTTCTTCCGGGGCAACCATGACAGCCCAAAAGCGGCTAGGGAATCTCCATACTACCTCGGGGATTGGGGAATGCGGACGGTGGGCGGGGTTACCTTCTTTTTCCTAGGCGGTGCATGGTCGATTGACCAGTCCATGCGGATTGAGGGCCGGGACTGGTGGAGAGATGAAGAACTCTCGATTGCAGAACTGAATACCGCATTTGATGCCTACTGCGAAATCAAGCCTGACATCGTGTTGAGCCACGACGGTCCCAAGGTCGCCACCGGGATTCTACTCAACAAGTTTGCGTTGCACAAATCGGAGCCGTTCAGATCCCGCACGGGGCAGGCACTTGATGCCATGTATGACTTCCATCAACCCCTGAAGTGGGTGTTCGGCCACTGGCACATGCGTTGGAGACAGACCATAGGCAGAACGGATTTCAGGTGTTTGGAAGAACTGGGTTGGTGCCAGATCAATACCACAAAGGATGGAGCAAAATGAACTTCGACGAACTCGTGGGAAAAGAATTTGATTTTTACGGCGTGGACAACAACTGCTTCAAACTTGGAGACACCATTTTCGAGGCTGTTGAAGACGAAGATGATGGCTACCGCTCCTGCATGAAGGAAGTCCTGATTCGCACGGATACAGAACACGGCTTAATCTTCTTCCAAAGGCCCGTTGCAGAAGTCCGCGTAGCGCCTGCCACAGAACACGACTTCGACGGGTACATGTTGATCGACACCAACGACGGGCACAAATGGTTCAAGTTTGGGACGGCAGACAGCAGTGACTACTATCCTTGTTTCCGAGTCGAGTACAACCCCAAGCCGCCAAAGGAACCAGCAATGACAGTCAAACGTGCGCAGGAGATTGTCAGATCCAAGCACCCACAAGCGATTACTGGGATTGTTCGGGGAACCGCATGGCTTGCTGTGAAGAACACGCCCCATGGGACCGTCATCAGCGGCTACCACGATACGAAAGGCTTGGCGTGGAAAGACGCCGCCCAACGGATTCTCCAGAAGCGCACAAATTAACAGTAACCTGTATAATCGGGTCCACACCGCCTGCCGCCTGCTTCCAGTTGTTTACCATGTCAGCCACCGTTTGGGGATACCATGCAGACTCAGACTCGGACTTTAGTCGGTTCCAAAAAACGGATTGTCAGCATTCAGGTTTGCCGAGGCTTGGCGGCATCCGTAGTCATCCTCTCCCATCTCTCTGAGTTCTCCAACAGGTATCTCAAACTCCGGTTCACCGATGGATTACGCACGGGTGATATCGGCGTTGACATATTCTTCGTAATCAGCGGCGTGGTCATTGCCCTCGTAACCATTGGGAAATTTGGCAGCCGTCGCAATGCCATCACCTTTATCCATCACAGGTTTGCTCGCATTTACCCCGTGTTTTGGATCTACTTCATCTTGGTTGGCGTAATTTACCTACATAATCCCGCGACGGTTAACGCCATCGGGGAACGCACCCCCAACCTCTTTTGGGGCTTCTTTCTCATACCTTCGCCGGGGCACCCACTTCTGATCGCGCAGGCATGGACACTGACACACGAAGTCTGCTTCTACTGCATCGTCTTTCTGTTGATGCTTGCCGTTCCAGAACGCCGTGTTGGTTGGTGCCTACTCGGTTGGGGTGCGCTCATTACTGTAGCAAAGGCACTCTCTTGTGTCTTCACAAACCCCCTGCTCTCCTTGCTGGCATCCCCTCTGAACTTCGAGTTCCTATCGGGTTATCTGTTGTTCTTCATCTACCGCCACACTGCTCTGCACAGGCACGCCGGTAAGGTCATTCTGGCTGCGTCTGTGATCTGGCTGGCTCTGATTACGTCGTGGTCCGTTGCTGCCCACGGCTTGACGCATTGGGTTGAGCAGGATGCCTGGAACCGTGTCTACTTCTGGGGACCGTTCGCATTTTTGTTCGTCTGGGGCGCAATGGAACTCGAACGTAATAGTACGCGAAAGATCACAAAGTTCTTTGTAAACCTCGGGGACTGGTCATACTCGATTTACCTTTCACACGTCGTAGTCATTCACGCCGTGGGCCGTCCACTTGCACACAGGTTGCCACACACCCTCCCTACGTTTTTGCTCATCTGTGCCATTGTGCTTCCTGCGTCAATTGCTGTTGGCGCTCTGAGCTACAGGTTTATGGAACTCCCGCTTATGGCGCTGCTCTACAAACGGGAATCAAAAAGGGTTGTGGCGGGTGAACCAGCGGCGGTAGTTCCCGCACAGGGGTGATAACCACAACCACGATCCCAGAACTGAGCAAAATTGACCATACGTGATTTCCCTAGGGGGGAAATAATTGGCAGCAATCACCCCCGACATTGGGTGAAATCCCCTGGGAGGTTTCCAAAATGACGACAGCCATACGCGACCAGAAAGCAGTCAATTCAGCTAATTCAGCTAATTCAACCAACTCCACCGATGCAACCAACGTGGCAGTCAACACGACCCACACGCCGCAAGAACAAGACGCATTCCGCCAAGTCGTTGTTCGACACACCCAGAACTGCAAAATCAGCGCGAACACATTGGAGTACATCTTGGGCAAGATCGCCAAGTCCGAAGACCCCGCTGTGGTCGCCATTCTGCCCAAGGCTGTGGATCTCGTTGCTACCATGCGTGCCGATACTTCCACATTCGATACACAATGTCGCAACTACATGAAGGCGTGGGGCACGAACGGCCCTGGTAACAATCACGGCGCCTAAAGCAACCTCCCTCATCTGTGAGCAGACGGCCCTTGTCCACATCCGTGGGCAGGGGCTTTCTGTTTTCATACGCCTTACACACTGACTCGGCTGAAGTCCAACTCCAGGGATTTCAAGGCAGCCCGTGCAAGTTCCGCATCCTCTCCGCTTCCATCTGCAATCTGTTCAAGTACGGCCTGGAAAAGCGTGTCCTGCGCCATTCGCTGTGCGACATGATCGCCGCCAATCTCTGTGGTCATCCCAAGCACACACCGCTCTACGTCCGCTGCCGTGATCTTCTGGCCCATGCGCCCTCCTAGTATGCAACCGATGGAATCATTGTTGGGCACGAAAGTCAATGTGGGCCGGGTGAAGTAGGTGTACCGTCGTGACACAGAATGGCGCCACCACGCTCTCCACAGCCCCAGGAGGATACTCAGCCCCACCTTGTATACTCAAGGCTGTCTACGGGGCACGAAAATAGCCGCATAGCGTGCAAAGCCAGCGACCAAAAACCGATGCTCTACTCCCATATCTGCGTTGGAGTCCGTTGTAGGGTCACTACTTCTCCGGTTTGCTGCAACTTGCTGACTACTCCTGAAGACTCGAAAGTATTGAAAACATTGCGTGTCGTCGGTAACCCCAATTGAATCAGGGCGGGTTTCTACAGCCGAATCGGTTTCCTAAACCGCAGGCCGTTGGTTCAAGTCCAACCGGGGCCACCATATAAACCCTACAGAATGAAACAGATAGCAC